GCACTGGCAATGCCGAATGAGTACAAATATATAGAACAGAAGAATGAGAATGTATATAGGGTCGAAGATGCTCTCAAGGAATTAAATGTGCAGATGCATGGAGAAGTAATTGAGGGGGAAATTATTGCCGAGCCAAGTATTATCACCACCTCTTTAGAGATAATAGACGATGGGAAAAGGGAAGAGGCAGAAAACAGTCAAGGAGCAGAAGCAGGAAAGTGATTCCATTATGAATTCACGCAGGCAGTTGGCACTGATGTTAGGATGTGCTGCTGCTGCGTGGAAGTCTGGTGTTTCGTTTCAGGAGCTGATGATGGAAGCCCATAAAGCTGATACGTCCCCGGAAACATTCTGGTTGGAGATAGCAGATACTGTTGGAACCATGATTTATATGTTGGAAAGCGAAGAGACAAGGATGTGAAGAACATAACATGTATTGTATGTAATAATAAATTACCACCAAGAAGGTCACGGTTTTGTTCAAGGATATGTGTAGAATTTCATGACAGTATAAAAAGGAGGAAAAATACTTTAAGGCTCAGGTTATTACTTATGCCACGAAAATGTATTAGTTGTGGTAGTATGTTCCAGCCCAATACAGAGCGTCATACATCATGCAGCAAAGTATGTCGTGATATTATAGTTTCAGAACTCAAGAGAAAGAGACGGGTAGAAGATCGGAAGAATAATGTTGGTAATAATATTAAGGGCTTGGGTGGCACAACAGGATCAGGTAACAGATCCAGAAAAGTTGGCAAATACAGTAAGTCAACCGTAACCAATATACCTAGAAGGTTTGTAGATAGTACTACTTTTACTAGGGCAGATACAGAAGAAAGAATTGAACTGCAGTCTAAGGTTGAGGAATATCTTGCCAATGGCGGTAAGATACTGAAGTATGGTGCTCAGCCTGCTATAGTAGATAAAGATAGTATGTCTACATGGGGAGTATCTGAGATAGAAGAAGATAAAGAAACAGAAAAATATAAAATAATAAATGCACATAATGGGAATTGACCCCGGTTTTTCAGGGGCATTAGCAGTTTTAGATGATAATTTAAAAATAGAATTTGTAATGGATATGCCTATTATTATGGTAGGTAAGAGGCGTGAACTTGATGAAGCTAAGCTGGCAGATATATTTAGAAGGTGGAGAAATAAACCCATGACGGTAGGACTTGAGAAGAGTCAGACAATGCCCAATCAGGGGGTAGTTTCCAGCGGCAGGTATATGGCTTCATATGGTTTCCTTCGTGGATTGTGTGTTGGCAATGTAATACCTTATCACTTGATCCGGCCTCAATCATGGAAGAAGACTATGATGCCTGATATGGACAGGGAGAAAGGTGCGTCTATACAGAAGGTTATGCAGATTTATCCAGAGTTATCACTTACAAGGATTAAAGATCACGGGATTGCTGATGCCATATTAATTGCAAGATATTTAAGATTAAATATATTGGATGGCACAAATATCTCCAAGAATGGATGATAAGGAGGCGATGCAGGAGCTGATGGATCGGCTTCAGGATCACGATACTTATTTTCAGTACTGCTTAAAAATTCAGGAATTAGGTACAAAGAATCTTATTCCTTTTGTAATGAATCCTGTGCAGAAGATCCTGCATGGGATAGCACAGAAGCAGCTAGAGGAAAAGGGACATGTAAGGATAATTGTCTTGAAGGCAAGACGATTTGGTATATCCACTTATGTACAGGCACGTATGTTCAAACGTGCAGCTACCCAGTTTAATCAGTTAGTGCATATCTGCACACACTCCAAGAATACAACTTCAGAAATGTTTGCTATGACGAAGGTCATGGAACAGAACTATCCTGACTTTATTAAGCCACTCTCACATTACTCAGGTAAACAGGAACTTACATGGGGTTCCAGTGACGGTAAGGGTCTTAACTCTAGGTATGGAATGTCTACCGTAGAAGGCTCTGAGGTAGTGGGTGCAGGGATTGACATGCTTCATTGTTCCGAGGTTGCCCGTTGGGGTAGTCGTGCCCGTGAATATGCAACTGGTATGATGAACTGTGTTGTACAGGGGTATGGAACAGAAATCTGGATGGAGAGTACTGCAAAGGGAGTTGGTAATTATTTTGAAAAAGAATGGTGGAGGGCAGATAAGCATTCAAGTGGGCTTAAGACTGTATTCTTTCCTTGGTTTGTGTTTGAAGAATATAAAACAGAATTGAGTGAGGAGGAGTTAAAGGATGATTCATTTAAAATATCATTAGGTACGAACCCTGTATATGGAGGAGATGAAGAAAGAAATCTTCTGGGTGTGGAAACATCCTATGAAACAGATGATGCTCCATATGAATTTAAGGTAACACTTGAGAATTTGAAGTGGCGTAGGAATAAAATCATCTCACCGGAATGTCAGGGGGATTTGAATATATTTCATCAGGAATACCCCACTACTGCGAGAGAAGCTTTTGTGGCATCAGGAAGGAGTGCATTTAATTCAGTAACCCTGACTAAGATGTGGTTTGAAGCAGAGGAAAGGGAAAGGGACTTTCCGCCTAAGCGTTTTGAGGTTCCTGTTAATGGATTCCAGAATATAGGTGGTGTGGAAAAGATGAGGTATTTCATGGATCAGAGACAAGATGGAGAGTTTGTTGTGTTCAATCCACCTCAGGATGGCAGGCATTATAGGATAGGAGTTGATGTTGCAGAGGGTATAATGACTGAAACTGGTCACACGGATTATTCTGTAGTCACAGTCTTGGATGCAGAAACATATGAGGAGTGTGGTACATGGTGTGCACGTATAGATCCAGATCTCCTTGCATGGATAATAGTTACTATAGGTATATGGTACAACCATGCACTTGTTGCAGTTGAAAATAACAATCATGGTTTATTAACCTTGAAGTTTTTATCTTCAATCCATCAGTATGACAATATATACATAGAGAAGGCTCTCGATGAACGGGGGCAACGGCAGAAAAAACGGCTAGGGTTTAATACAAATATTAAAACAAGAAAATTAATACTTGATTTATTGCGTAGGCTTATACGTGAAGAACAGATAGAAATATTTTCCAAGGCTACAATAGACGAGTTACAGACTTTTGTTATACATAACAGTGGTAAGGAAGCAGCACAACATGGATGTCATGATGATAGGGTGATGTCCTTGGCTATTGCTGGATATATGTGCTATATGCATCCCCATTTGCCCGGCCCTCAGATACCAATACAACCAAAATCTCAAAGAAGAGAATACTATGTGAGGGCATAATGGGGGTTAAGTAATATTTATATTGACGGACGTTTCCCTGTATTTTAGGCTGACAATGACCAAATATTAGAAAAAAAGATGCTCAGATCTCTCTGTACTGTATTGAAATACTATAGTGCATACTATGACACCACCTGAAAATCCTATGAAATATGGTTATAAGAAACCCAGCAGAAATAATCCAACCCCAGTTTATCAACGTAAAGTAATAAGGAAACAAACTAGAAAGAGGTAATTATGGTAAGTAAAATAAAGCAAAAGAAGTTTTCAAGAACTGCTACTGAAACAAATGCCGACATTCTGGAAAGAATAGGAGGATCTGGTGGAGGAGCTTATAGGTCATTAAGAAAGAGTAGACCAGATATACTTAAGTTACAGAAACAATCCAGACCACTTACAACTAGATCTGATGCGAAAAAAATGATTGCGGCTAATAAAGCATCAAAGTTTCAAAAGATGAACAAGAAAAAAGATAAAAAGAATGTAGCTGGAAGAGCAGGTATAGTAGCAAAGAAAGCAGCTACGGTAGGAGCTGGAGCTGGGTTAGTAGCAGTAGGTTATGGAGCTAACCAATGGATTAACCAGAGTGGCCCAAAGAAAAAATAAGGAGGTAACTATGCCAGTGCATTATAAAAAGGAGAAGCCGAATACTCCAGCTTATAATAAAGCTATGAGGGAACATAAAGCATTGAAGGGAACCAGAAGATCTCGGAAGCAGTCTACAAGACTGGTTATTCCTAAGGGGGGTAAGGAAGAAAAATTTCAATTAGTTCCTAGAGGATACTCTGCAAAAGCAGCAGTTAGCGAAGCGAAGCTGAATATAAAAAGTAAGAAGCTTATGGCTGAAGCAAAATTAGCATTGGAAAAGAAACTTGCTGCTGAGAAGAAAAGGAAGGAGTGGGTGAGGAAAAGAGTAGCCTTAATGAAGGAAGCAAAAAAGAAGGGTGTAAAACTTAGAACAGATTATACAGCACTTTATCGGAAGAAATAGATATAACTTATGGCAGAGTATGCAAAAGAAAGCACCCAGTATATTACGTCTGATAGTGATGAGGATACACCGGAGGGGCTACTTCCAGATTCGTTAGGATTACTTGTACAGGAATTGTATATAGAAGCATCTTCTGATGGTGAGCGAACAAATAAGGAAGAGATATGGCAGTCAGCATGGCATGCTATGCGAGGAGAGTTTCCTGATGTAGTATCCAAGGCAGTAGAGATTGCAAAGGAACGTGGTATATATGTGAACCTTACGAAGCGTAAAGTTCATGAGGCACGAACTAAGATTATGAGTTCTACGTTTCAGCAGGGCAAGATTCCATTTAAGATCACGCCTTCACGTAGACCAAAGTTTATGTCACCTGATGTATTAAATAGTGACTCACCTTATGATGAAGCAACTATCCGGGCAAAGAATTGTGAGTTAAAAATCAGGGATATCTTTGATATGACAGGATACGAGGATATCCTGTCTAAGGTGATTAATGAGCAGACACTGTATGGTACGGGAGTTACCAAGTCAATTGTACTGAAGAAGATTGACTTTCCATTATACCAGACAGCATACGCAGATCCTTTACTGGAGATGATTGAGGAGGCAGTTGAATCAGAAATGTATCCTCATGTTGAGTGGATCTCCGTTTGGGATATTTTCCCTTCCTCTGGTTCCACAGGGAAATCTGATTTAGACTGGGTTATTCAGAGGCGTTATATGTCTGCTCAGGAATTAAGGACAATGGCTCAGGCATCTGGTGGAAATCTAGATCCAGAATTAATTGAAAGGTGTATTGAGACAGGAGAAGGTCAGACAGTATCAGATGTAGGAGGTTCATCTCCTAAAAGATGGAGTTCAAGTTACGATAAGAATAAGAATTTTTGTGTACTGGAACTATGGCATAGGGGCATAGGCAAGCAGGAGCTTGAGCAGCACATGGAAATTACGGATAAGATGACGGCTGATGGCCCAATTCATATGCCTGTTGTAGTTACTGTACTTGGTTCTAAAGTATTAAGGGCAATTCCGAATCCATTTGATGGCAGGATACCATACGATTTCTGTTATTGGCAGGAGCAGGAAGACAGTATATGGGGTAGTGGTATATATGAAGCTATCCGTGATGATCAGTCTATGGTGAATTTTATATATGGAATGATCGTTGAAGGAAAAACAATGGCATCACAGCCAATGTTTGCTATAAATCCTAATGCCTTTGATAGTACGCAGGATGATTTCTATGATATTTTTCCGGGTAAGATCTTCAGGATGAAGACTGGAGAAAGTGTAAATGATGCTTTCAGGCCAGTAATAATTCCAGATGTAACAAGTGGTCTTGTAGATTTACTCAGGATAGTAGAAAGAAATACGGATCTTTCATCAGGACAGACACCTATAGGTATGGGTACTGGAGCACAGTATCAGACTAAGACTGCTACCGGGATGCAGATCCTGAATGAGAACCAGAACAAGTTAACTACAGGTGTAATAAGATCGCTTAATAGTTTGGTTAATGCAAATGTATCTGCCATATATCACTGGTTAATGGCAGACTCAGATGACATGTCCATTAAGGGAGATTTTCTTTGTCAGGCAAAAAGCTATGATACATTCATGGCAAAGGAAGTTACGATACAGCAGGTGTTACAGTTAATACAGGTTGTTGGTCAGGTTCCTGAGATGAGAGGAAGATTTAATTTTGAAAAGCTTGCAGTTCCATTGAAGGCAGGATTAGGATTAGAAATAGATGGATTAATAAAATCTGAGAATGAAGTTGCAGAGGATGCTCAGCAGGAGAAAGAAGCATTGATTCAACAGGTTAGACAGCAGATGGAACTGGAAACCCAGAGTTATGAAAGCAAAGCACTTGTAGATGAGAAGAAAGCTGTAGCAGCAGATATAAGAAAAGGAATTATACAGGAAAGGCTGGCAAAAATAAAAGAAGGGGATTTGATGTTGTCTGAGAATCTGCCTGAGTTGTTGCAGAAAACATCCTTATTGTTATTAGAGGAGATGCAGCAACAGCAACAGGAAGCTAAGCAGGCTCAACAACAACAGCAACAGCAACAGGATGTTCAGAATGAACAGCAGGAACAGACAGAACAGGGTGCATTTGGACAAGGAGAAGCTGGAGCACCTCCTGACATTGAGGGAAGATCCTAGATGGAACCAGCTCTCTGAATTTTTTGAGGACAGACTTAGACGGAAAGAGGACAGACTCTCTGAGAAGCCCCTCTATGACGGAAAGGAAGTAGCCTCCTTTAACGTACTGATCGGTGAAATTAAAGAAAT